CAGCGCCAGACGCTCGTCGATCCCGCCCGGCAAGTCCATGATGCCCGGCTTGCGTGGGGCGACGCCCCGGCTGCGGGGCTCGGCCATGAGTGCCATGTCGCGTTGGCGTAGCGCGCGCTCAAGTTCGTCTGCCATACTCAGCCTCTCACTGCATCGCCAGCAGCCCGATGGGCCGCCGCTGTGGTCTCGGTGACGTCACGCGCTGCGTGCCGTAGGTTCCGGTCATCGGCAGCGCCGACCCGGTCAATTCTTCGTATTTCGCGCGGATCTTGGGGATGTAATCCTGCGACTGCGCCGGAAGATCCTCGAACTTGCCGCTCCAGCCGATGGCGTTCGTCGGACCCCAATTGTAGGCCGCCAGCGCGCGGTCGATGTCGCCGCCCGTCAGATCGAGCATGGCGCGCAGATAGTCGTCGCCCATCAGGTAACTCAGGTCGGGCTCGAACAGCAGGCCCTGAGCCGCTGCCGCCGTGCGCTCCGGCACGGAATACCCGCGCTCCTCGGCCCGGTCGAAGATGTTCCTGACGTCGTCGCGCGGGTCCATGGCCGTCTCCGGCATGAGCTGCGTCAGGCCAGCCGCGCCCTTCTTCGACACGGCCATCGGATCTCCCGCGCTCTCGGCGTAGATCAGGGCGTCCAGAAGGGCCTTGAGATCAAACTGCTCTGCCATCAGCGGGGACCGTACCCAATCGCCGACGGCGCGCGCTCCAGCGCCTGACGAATGATCGCCATGAGCTGCTCATCCGACATTGCGCCCATCGGAGGCAGGACGCTCATCGTGATGTCGCCAGCCTTCGGCATGATCGGCGGCGTCAATGGAGCAGGCGCGGGCGTCGCCATCGAGCTGCCGCCCATCATCGGGCGCGGCATCGGCTGAGCCGCCTCGAGGCGGTCCATGTACCCCATCGGGCGGATGCCCAGAGCGTTCAGGAAGCCCGACAACGGGCCGCCCTCAAACGTCTGACCGGAGCGGCCCATGCCGCCCCCGTCGATCATGTCCATCAGGCCCAGAAAGCGTTTCTCTTGCATGGTCGCACCCCCGCTTGGCGGGGATACTACCAGATCTCTGCGCCGTTGGCTACCGCCGCGCGTCAGGCGACGCCCTTGAGCCTTCGGCGGATAGGCTGCGACCAGTTTGCGGATGGCGTGCCCAGCGCCGTCGCGGCGTCCCCGGCGAAGCTCAGGAAGAGCGCGTCAGCCAAGTCCGGCGACCGGAGACCGCGTCGCCGCATGTCGTCCTTGCTCTCCGCCTTCACCTTGCCCGTCGAGCCGAAGCTGTAGCGGATCGACGTCATCTCGGCCAAGAGCGCCGGGTTCTTCGGCAGGCGCGCCGTCCGCTGCTCGAGCCACCCCCGCACGCGGAAGATCAGCTCGGTGCGCAGGTTGGCGTACGTATTCCCGAAGGCGGGCGCCTCGCTGACGTTGATGCCGCGCACCGGCATGCCCAGCTCCCGCATGCGGTCGACGACGCCCGACCCGAGGCCGATGCTGTCGACCAAGATCTCGCTCGGGCGCTGGCTCGGCAGGAGGGCGTCGAAGTACGCCTTCACGCGTCCCGTCGTGGCCATCAGGTCCAGACCCTGCCACGCCTCGACGTCGGTCACCACATTGCCCGTCCGGCGCACCAGCACGGTCCTGTCGCTCCCGAACCGCGCGACGTCCAGAGACCAGATCGGGCGCAGGTTGCCCGAGAGGGCCACGTCCCGCTCGACGGCCGCCTCGGCCAGATGCAGGGGGATGATGGTGTCGTCGTCGCCGAGGGGGAACTCGCCCAGCACGCGGATGCGGTATGCGTTGCTGTCCTCCCCGTAGCGCGTCTTCATCTCCTCGATGAACTCCTTGGAGACGCGCTTGCTGTCGATGCAGCTCCAGTGCAGCGTGTACCAGTGCTGCGCCAGCCGCGTGTGCGTCTCAAAGAACGTGCCGCTCGTCCGCGTCGGGTTCCCGGCCAAGATCGTCGTCGCGCTGTGACCAGACATCGAGCCCGACGCCGCCTCGAAGACCTGCTCGGGCACGCCGCTGGCCTCGTCCACCACCAGCATGACGTTGTCCGAGTGAACCCCGGCCAGCGCCTCTGGCTGCTCCGCGCGGCTCGTGCGGGCCGAGATGAACGCCTCGCTGGGCGCCGCGACCAGCTCCACGCGGTCGGTCTTCACCTCGAGCAGCACCGCGAGCGCCTCGGGCAGCTCGTTGATCCATCGCTTCAGCTCCGCGAACAGGGCGTCGTAGAGTTGCGCCGTCGTCGGCGCCGTCACGACCACCTTGTTCGGAAACCGAAACAGCACGAACCACAGCATGCCCCAGCTCAGTGAGGTCGACTTGCCCGTGCCGTGGCCGCTGCGGACCGAGATCTTCCGCTCGCCGCGCCCGACGGCCCTCAGCAGGTCATCCTGATACGGCTCCGGCTCGGCGCCCAAGATCTCGCGCACGAATAGGCCCGGGCCATCCTCGGTCATCCCGTAGCGGGCGACCATCTCCTCGAAGGGGTTCTTGCTCACTCGTCGTCCTCCTCGACCTGCGCCGGGGGATTGGCGACGGCGTCAATCGTGATGCCGCCATCCCGCCGCTTCTTCAGCGCCTCGAGGTGGAGCTGGTTGATGTTGATCGTGACCGTCGGGCCGTTGTTGTTCTGCCGGAACCTGTCCGGGCTGTTCACGGCCGCCAGCCACTTGCGAACGTCGATCCTCTCCTTCGCGACGGCCACCTGCTCGCGCGAGATGTCCTCGATGTCGGCCATGCCGTCCGCGATCTCGAGCGCCTCGTCCGCCAGCTTGTCGGCGTACTCCTGCCGCGCGTCGATGATGACGGCCCTATACTCCGGCTGCGCGTTCAGGTGTCGGCTGAGATAGGTGCGCGAGCAGCCCAGCTCCTCGGACAGCTTCGCGATGGTGCCGCCATCCGCGATGTAGTCCTGCAGCCACTCGGGCCCGCCTCGGTCGGCGATCTCCGCGAGAAGCCTCTTCTTCAGTGCCTTACCGGCCATGTGTACCTCCTCAGTACGCTTTGGGTTTTGTGTCACGGTTTTGGAAATTTTTCAAGGTACACCCCGATCCGTGTGGGGCTGCAGAAGCAGCCGCCCCCGGTGTAACCCCCCGGGGGCGGGGGGCCTCCCGCGATCTCGGCGCCGATCCGGGCCTCGGGCGCCGAAAGTCCGATAACAGTCATTATGTCATATGCAGCTTTGCGCATAAACGTGTGTTATCAAGCACTTAGCACGCATCGCCCCCGGCGCAGATAATACATCCAGTCCGATAGGTCCAGATCCGTGCATCGACGCACCAATCAGGTGCCACGACGGCCGACCTGTGCGCTGGCGCAGCGGTATCGGGATACCCCACCGACCGGCCGCCGGGCGCCCGCGCGCGAGGCGACGTGCCTGCCGTGGCGGTTTTGGTGGCTCGAGGCAGGCATGACCAGACCGGATGACGGCATGACCAGACCGGATCTCCCACGCACCACGCACCACGCACCACGCACCACGCACCCCGAAACAGAAACGGCGGCGCCAGCCTAAGGGCCAACACCGCCGCCGGGCGCGCCGAGCTGGGAGGAGGAACCACGCGCGCCACAACAGCACCCTACCACCGCCCCCGTGCCCGGCGCAAGCGCGGCCTCCGCGAGCGCCACCTCAACACCTCAACATCAACACCGCGTAGGTTTCGCTCCACCTGGCCTACTATGTTATCACCGTAACTACCGTATTTACTTACACATCCAGTTACAGTACTTATGCTAATAACATACCTCCTCATCATGATGTAGAGAGAGGTAGTGTTGATGTTGAGACACAGGAGATGCTCAATGATTTCAGATACTTACGCCTCAACACCTGCGATTGGCGACGGTGTTGACCTGTTGCTGCGCGCGCCGGGCCTGCCCGATGTGGTGCCCGTGCTGGCCACAGTGAGCCTGCTTGATCGGCGCACCAATACGGTAGTGTCAACACCGCTGTTGACCTATGCGGCCCGGTTCTACCCTAACCTTCGCGGCCGCGCGCTGCCGTCTGGCCTTCACCCCGACGCGCTGCGCGACCTTGTCACATCGCCCACTGTAAGCGCATACCGCGTCATGCGTGAGGCGACGGCACGCCTGTTTAAGGCGTCACATGCCGTGACGGGCGACAGCACCGCATGGGCTTTGCTCATCACCTCACCGAGTTCCGCCGTCCCCCACAACCCGGCCTCGCTGGCGGCTGCAGCAAGCTCTGCGATACCGGGCGTGCGCACGGCTAGGTACGCGCAGCCGACACCGGCGACGCTGCACATGCCGAAGAGTAAATTCGACGCGCTGTCCGGCATCATGTCGAATGCGGTTTGGGAAGATCTGCTGATGATGGCGCTGAGGTCCGGCGAGGATCAGTACTTTGGCGATGTCGTGAGCGTCAGGCTCGGCTGACGCGCCACCTACCAAGAAGAAGGCCGCGCACTGCGCGGCCTTTTTCGTTTCACTCCACCGCGCGCAGTGTGCCGTCTCGCTTGGCCTGCTCGAGTGCCGTCATGTTTCGGTTCACATCTGATCCCGGCGCAAGCAAGGCAGCCCTATCCCGCAGCGCCGTGTCTGACCACGCCTGACGCACGCCATCCGCCGCGCGGTAGTAGACCGTCAGCAGCTTCTGCCGACCGTCAGCCCCGACGACTGTCTGCCGCGTCTGGATGGCCTTCCAGCCCATGCTGTTCTCGGCGCGCAGGATGTCCTGCGTGCGCCGCCACCAGTTCTTGAGGTGGTCGCCCTCGCCGTACGCCGTGATGGCGATCTGCAGGCGACGGCGCAGGTCTTCGCTGGCAATGTAGTCGGCGGGCACGCGCGACAGCACGTCACGCAGGATGTCCTCCACGTCGCCCTCGTTCTGCTGCTGCATGATGAGGCGTCCCTCGCCGAGGTTGGGCGCCTCCCGCACGGCCGTCCAGTCGACAGCGACACCGCGCAGGTACGCACGCAGCGCCGACCCGAACGCGGCCTCGAAGACGCCCTCCGGGCGCCACGGGTTGACCAGCTCCGGCAGGCCCTCGCGGTTGATGAACTTGATGTCCTCCTGCATCAGCACGGCGAAGCGGCGGTCGTCGACGGTCAGCGGCAGCGCGTTCAGGTGGTTGGTCGCCAGCAGCATCGAGGCGAAGATCTCGGCCGTGTACGCGTTCACGTTCTTCTTGCGGATCAGCACCTCGCGGCGACGCGGGTCGGTGTACTGCTTCAGGCGCTCATAGCTCTCGCGACGCTTCCACGTCATCGAGCCGCCGCCATCATCGCCCGCCATCACCTCGTCGCACGTGACCAGCACGCTGTCCGACAGCCAGCCATTGTATTGGCCCTGACCCCCGCCCCCGAGCAGCTCGACAGACGACACGGGCGA